GCGGGCGAGCCCGGCTCCTTGCGCTTGTCGATATGCTTGAGCTTAAACTTCAGCGGGCATTGTTTGTAGTCGGCGTAACGGGAGTAGCTCCAGCTATCGACCAGCGACTTGGATGGCTTAGGCATTGAGTGCTTCCTTCAACTTGCGGTGCAACGGCCGCATTTCTTCCATAAGGACCACGACCTTGCGCGCCGCGTCCTCCGAGAGCTTACCTTCCTGCACCATGCCGAGTACGGCTAGGGCCTGCCCCATGTCGCGATCGAAGATATCGAAGACCAGCTTGGCCTCGTCAGCATCGAGTTCCACGACGGGCGGATTGTTATGGCCTTTAGACATAAGCGCTAGGACCCTCCTCAAACTTGACTTGGTCGCCCCATGACGTACCGATCTTGCCTTCCGACAGCATGGGCACGTCGAGTTGGTCGCTGATCATCTCCATGCTCTCGCGCAGCACGGCCATCTCCTCCTTGGCCGCCGCCATGCGAGCCTTCTCCGACTTGGCGCCGGGCGACGACACGTTGTTCTCGTCGTATACGCTGACGAGGAACCGGCCGCGCCGCTTGGGGTGGTTGTGGTAGTTGATGATCGACTGCTTGGTCACGTCGGCCGCGCTGCCTTGGCACTCGTAGTTCAGGAGCTTGTAGTCGTACTCCATCATACGGCCATGCTTCTTGCTGAAGCTCGGCGGCTCGACAAAGTAGACGCGCCCGCCCCATGTGATAATGGGGTCACCACGCTTCGACATTGCCTTGATTTCTTCAGTGAGTCCCCCTCGCCCCTTAATCGAAGGCAGGGCCGCACCGTGAGCCGCGAGCAGGTCCTTAGCTTCGGCCAAGCTGCACCCGATACCGAGGGCCGTAGCCGGGGCGCCGCCGCCGTAAATAATACGGAAATTAGCGATCTTGACGTTCTTCCGGGTAAACGTCTTGCCAGTCTTTTCTTCAATGAGGTTGGCGACGTGCTGGTGCACATCGAGCCACGGATTCTCTCTATACGCCTCCATAAGCGGCCCGTCTTCGAAGTGGGCGAGCAGACGCAGTTCCTGACCGTTATAATCTCTATGGAGCCAAAGGCCGTCCTTATCAGGCAGGAGGTAGCGCCGCACGAGTGGCAGAGGATCAACGCCCATGTGGTCGGGGTGCGCATAGCCGTCATCGTTGTTGTCCCACGTCTTGCTGATGTTGAGGAAGTTGGGGTCGCTGGTCGAGGGGCGGCCCGTGCGCGTGCCCCCGCCCTCGCCGCGCACAAGGTTCCAGTTAGTGCTGATCCAGCCCCCGCGCGCCTCGCCCTGTGCCAGCCACGGCTCCATGAACATCTTGAGGCACGTGGCGAGCCGGTTGCGGTAGCCGAACGCGCGGGCCACCTGCTGGTCCTTGAACAGGTGGGGCGGCAGATTGACCTTGCTGACCGATCGTTGAGGTGCGACGTTCTTGCCGCCCTTGGTCCACGTCCAGTCCTCGTCGCGTACGATCTTGTTGCGGGCCAGCGCCTCGGCGAAATCGGCGTCGCTGTCGATATTCAGGTCTTTTTGCTTGAGCCGCTTACGTAGCCAGTCGTCGGCGGCTTGCAGGAAGCGCCGGTACATGGTGACATCAGCGCGTAGCTGATCGAGCGCGATGCGTATACCCACCCGCTCATTGTCAAGGAAGATGGGCATAACCTGCTGTTCGCGCCGATAGGAGGCCAGCATATCATGAACATTGATAACCTCGTCCCAGCAATCCTTGAACAGCCCCTCCGTGCGATCGGTGTCGCCCTTGGCGTAGGGCCCGGCAATCGACACGGGCGCATAGGCCACGTATGCGCCGGGCTTGAAGGGCTTCATGTAGTGCTGTTCGAGGCAGTAGGCCTTGTTCGCCTTTACCCAGTCCTCCACCGCGTCGCGCTCCTCGGGCGGCATGTTCAGGTAGCGCTCGGCGAGGGGCTTCAACTGCAGGTTGCGGCTATGGGGGTCGCGCAGGAACGCCAGAATGACCGTGTCGTGTAGCTGCTCCGCCGGCTTGGGCTTGGCGCCCATGTGGGTGAGCGCCACGTCGTAGTCGAACTTGGCGTTATGGAACAGCAGGTCGCCTTCCCACGCAGCCTTCAGGGCGCGCTGGGCGTCGGCCTTGGTGCAATTGTTCCCCTCCGGGTGGCCCCACGCATAATAGTGGCTCTTCTTGCCCTTGAGCTTTATGGACACGCCCACCGGCACTGGAGGGTAGTCCGGCCGATAGCCTGCGATGGGCTTGGTCTCGAAATCGATCGTGTTGACGGCAGGGCACTTCATGCGTTGCTCCTGAAAGGTGAGCCCGGCGCCACGGGGGAGTAGCGCCGGGCTCTAGGCCAAGGTTATAGTTCAAGCGCCGTGGCGCCCTTGGCCTAACTCACGCGGGCGCCGAGCTCCGCCACCAACTGCTCCGTGGGCACGCTACCGAGGTTGACCTGCACCGGCTCGACGGTGCCGAGATGCACGTACCAGAACAGCCTGTCGGCGAGCGCGATAATCTGGTCGGGGTTCAGGCCCTGCAGGAGGTGGGTGCTGTTGACCACGGTGCCGAGCGCCTGCGAACGATCGAAGCGCCGATCGGAGTCGCGCTGCCGCTGGTATTCGGCGTGGCTGATGCCGTTGATATCGGCCGCCATCGGCGCCGCCGCGTCGGTCTTCGGCTCGGCGTTACACGCGTTGGTCACCGGAGCCGGGCGAATGCAGTCGGCGCCCCAGAGAACGTCGTCGGGACCGAGCTTCGCCTTCTGGCCGGTGTCGGGCGCGAGGCTGTCGGCCACGGCGTCGGCGAGCGAGAAGACCAGCGTGCGCAGAATGTACGGGTTCATGGTATGCTCCTGTAACGAAACGGGGCGGCCACTATAGCCGCCCCTTGGTGGAATTGCCAGCCTTAGCGCTTGCCGCGCGCCGCAGGCTTGGCCGCGCCCTTGCCGGCGAGCTTCTTGTTGGCCGCCTTGGGGGCCGGGGCGTCTTCCTCGGCGGGCGGCTGGTAGGGGAAGTCGATCGTCTTGTCGAGCTCCTTGTGGCGCGCGATCAGGGTGCCGAGGAGATCGTTGGGCACCTCGCCCTCCATCTCGAACATCACCTTGAACTGCGACTTGGCGTCGGGCTCAAGCCAGATGCGGGTGAAGACGGCGAACACCGGCTTTCGGAAGGTCTCGGCCACCTGCCGCACGTAGGTATCGAAGCCCTTGCCGCTGGTGACGGGGATCTTCATGAAGGCGGGCTCGGCCTTCTGGTAATGCTCGACGTCCTCGAACATCTCCAACTCGAATTGCCCGCGCCCGGCCGGCTTGAACGTACCAGCGGGGAGCAGCGCCAGCCGGCGCCGGTTGCCGCAGGCCTTGCCCCGGCCGCGCTCGCTGGAGTTCCACTGGTTGGCCCAGCAGTCTTTGCACTGGTCGGACTGGCGCTCGAACGCCTCTTCGGTATCGACGATCTCGGGCGGGCCCATCTCGCCGTGGTCCTCACCCTCCTTGCTGAACGCGAAGCACTTGGGCGGCGCGCGGTTCTCCGCGTCGTAGACGCCCTCGTAGTACACGTTCTCCAGGCACCATGACGCGATGACCGCGATCATCTGGTTGCCGGGCAACGGCGCGTCGTCGTACTGCAGGACGCCGGCCTTGGTCGAGAAGAACTTGCCGCCCTCCCCGCTGGCCGTCGCCTCGGCGCCGATCGTCGCGTACTTCGCCAATTCCTCGTCGTAATTCGCGACGGCGGTGCCGGTCGCCTTCTTCGGTGTGCGTGCCATAAACCCTCGGTCCTTTACTGTGCTGGATTGCCCAGCAGCTTCTCGATCGTGCGCTCGCGGATAACCTTGTAGCGCTGGTGGATGTATTCACGGGCGTCCGGATGGGCGCACCCGCGCATCTCGTCCTCACGGGCCGCGTTCTCAAACGTGCGCAGGAGGGCGAGGAGCTTTCCGCGCTCCACGTTACTTCTTCGTAACGGAGAGCTTGCTGATAGTGAAGACCTTGATGCCCGGCAGCATCTTGCGCGGCTTGCGCTTCTTGGGGTCATCGATCTTCGCGTTGGCGATGTCGAGCTTCTCGTTCAGGCGATCGGTATGCTCGGCCACCGCCGCCATGTTGAGCGCGCGGGCCAGCAACTCGAACGCGCCGTTCTTCTTGATGTAGGCCCACACCTTGTCCCAGTCCTCGACCTGGAAGGTGTCCTCCAGCTTGACGATGGCCTTGTAGCGGTCGCCCACGGCGCCGCCGTCCTTGCCTTTGCTGAGGTTGTCGAGCAGGAACGCCTTGATGGCCTTCTCCTGCGTGGCGAAGGCCTCGGCCTTCTTACCCTCGGCCAGCCGAGCCTCGGCCCATTCCTTGTAGTCATCGACGATGGGGCCGAAGGCGATCGCCTTCTTGCCGGGGGTGGGGAGCTTGTAGGGTTTCGGGGTGCCGTCCTTGTTCAGGACCACGGCCGACTTCACGGGTGCTTTTGCCACAATATTCTCCTGTTCGTATCTTCGAGCGGTTTCAGTAGGCTACTAAGCCCGGTTGGTTCAACCCCCAACCGATAAAGAGCGGAGTGCCGCCCCGCCGTTCGCCAGCCTCGCATAATACGCCTAGCTCAGTCAGCGCGCAAGCCGTTATATTTCGATGTCGTCGGGGTCGCGAAAGCCCAGCCATACCGAATGGCGGGGCTTGTCCTTTTCGCCCACCATCTGTTTCTTGTATTTGCCGAACTTGCCCTTGAACGCCTTGTCGAAATCGAGCATCCACCACGCGATACGCTCGTTTTCCTTAAAGCCGGTACCCACGCGCACGGGCTGGCCCGTGTGGATGTCGGTACCGGTGAATCCGCCGAGGCGGCCCTTGCCGGTCTTGTTGGCCTTGTGGGAGGACCGCTTCGATCGGCCGAGCTCATCGGCCTTGGCCTCGTTGTTGTTCGCCTGCTCCTCGAACCACCCTTCGATACGGAACTCGCTGTCCTCGAAACGCTTGATGCGCCACAGGATGCCTTCCTTGGGCGTCGAGCGGCCGAACTTGTAGACGCCCTGTGGGTCGCGCAGCATAATTCCTTCGTATCCAGCCAAAAGCTGCTGCGCCTCGTAGGCCAGTAGCTCATCCATGCTGTGGATAAGTCGGTGGGGAACTATCGCGACGTGCTTGTTCTTCAGACGCTTTACTTCCATCGTTGCCGCCTTGTGGCGATCGACGAACGCCGCATCGGGGACCGCGAAGGTGTCAAACACCCAGAACGTGAATTTCGGCTCGCCGGTCTTCGCGGTCACGCCCGACGACGTGCGATTGTACACGCCCTCACCCCGAGGCATGCCCACGGTGATCTCACCGTCGAGGCCGGGCGGGCAGTCGATCAACTGCCCCTGTACGTAGGGGTTGACGAATGGCTTCCAATTGCTCGTCATGGCTTCGTGCTTCGCGATGCGGCAGCGGAAGCCGTCGATCTTGGGCGAGCCCAGAAGCGGGAAACGCAGCAGGCCGAAATCCTCGACCGACGACGGTTTGAGCGGCTTCATGATAATACTCCTATGATAGCGACGCCAATCGCCGCCCAGAATGCAATCGAGCCCAGCAGCGCAGCCGCCATGCCCGCACTAATCTTTACTTCCGGCCCTATCATGGTCATACCCTCCATCGCCTGTGCCATTACACGTGACGCACTTTACCAAGTAGAACTTAAAGCCCTTGTGAACCTTTATGCGCCCAGTCCCGCCGCAGCGCACGCAGGGCGGCGCGACGAGCCCCAGCCTTGCCTCGGTCGAACGCTTCGCCAGCCACGCCTCTAGGACGTGTTTGGCGCGGTCTACCACGGCAAAGGCTTCGATGCTACCGCCCTCGCGGTCAGGGTGGGTCAGCCCCGCCCGAAACCGGTAGGCGGCCTTTAAGTCCGCCGCCGTATATTCGTCAGGTCCCTGCGCCATGCCAAGGTCCGCCAGCGCATCCGTTGCGTGTCCACGATTAACAATCACTTACCCGTCCTTATCGGCTGCATCTTGACATTCTCTTCCATAGCCTTGCGCGTGGTGGCCCGCGCCCACTTCGCCGCGTTGCGAACCGCGTAGTGGCGAGCCATCTTACCATCGGCGCCGCGCAGGGGCTGACCACCATCCACCATCATGAACCCGGCTGCGCTGAGGGCGCGGCCAAGGCCCACCGACGTAACCTTGCTGTTCGGGTGAACCGCCTCATACATCTTCAGCAACTCGCCTGCGCTGAACAGGTCGCGGGTGTGGCGCATGTTGCCAAAGACCAGCAGATCGATCGGGTTCGTCTTCAGGTCATGCACCCATGCCGCTAGCTCGCCCTTGCCGGCTAGGATCATGCGCTGCTTGGCCTTCGTAACCATCGCCTTGGCATTGGGATTGAAGTCCTTGCCGATCTTACGGTCCAGCAGCCATTGGAACAGGTAGCTCGGACCGCCCTCGCGCCATAACCAATCGTCATATCGTTGGTAGAATACGTCGGCTAGAGGCGGCTGGTTCAACTCGACTACGAAGAAGCGACGATCGCTGTCTTCAAGGAAGAAGCTATCGACGTGCTGCGCGGTGTAGTAGTAGTTCATCACGTCGGGTATCTCGTACTGCGGCAGGTGCTTGATGTTGATCGTCATCTGCCTCTGCGAGATAATGCGCTTTAACATGGCGGCATGCCGACGGTTATCGCTGCCGGTTATCTCGTCGCCCATGATAAACTGACGGTTCTCAGCCCACGACGTATAATCGCTCTCGAGATCCTTATCGGTGATTTCCTTAAAGTTCTTGCCGTATATCTCACCCAACGTGTAGCCGACCAGCGATTTGCCGGTCCCCTGCTCGACGCTATGGACGATGACGGCACTGAACAGCTTGTGGCCGGGGTGCTGTATCGGGTAGGCGCACCAATCGAGGAACCACTCCTTGGCTTTGGCCTCGCTGTCGCTGAATATGAAGTCGACCAATTCGAGGAACGGCTTCACACTACCCTTGCGTGGCTCGCACCCCCAGCCCGTCCAAGTGTTGTAATCATCCTTGTCGGTGAAGCGCGGCTGGCCCGGCGCATAGGTCAGCCGATGGGCCGCCCGCCTGAACGGCCACTTGATCCACGCAGCGGCGGCCGATACTTTCTCGAAGGCTACGCCACCGCCCGGCGTCATCATGCGGTTAACCGTCGAGAGCGTGGACCAGTGGCTATGCTCCTTGAAGTTGCCGGGCGACATCTTCTGGCCGCTCTTCTGGTTGATGATCATACCGGGGTCGTTCACATATACCACCTCGGCATTCGTGTTCCATAGCGTGCGCCCGATACCGATCGGCTCCGCCGTACTGAGAAGCTCCGTAAAGTCCTTGTTTGACTGATGCAGGAAGTAATCGTCGAGGCCGGTCTTCTTGTCCTCACCCATCACGTTAGGGAGCGCCACCACCTTCACGTCGGCGCCGCGCTCCTGTAACTCCTCCATCAGGGCGTTAATGGCAGCCAGTACCTTGGCATTCGTCGTGAAGTCGCTGTCGTAGGTGATGTACACGCCACGCTTGCGCCAATCGAATTCCTCTAGCTCCTTCAGGAACCAGTAGCCGTTCTTCGCGTCGCGAAAGGAGTACACGCCGCCAAGGCCGATCGTGGGGAAGCCCTGCATGCACGCTGCGGCGGCCTTTAGCTCGCCCTCGGTTATCACAAGCTCTTGGAAGGTGTCGCGGGCGATGTCGGCCCACTTGAACCCGCCGATATGGGGCAGGTACGCGCACGATGGCGAACCATAGGGCTGGACGTAGCGTACCTCCTTTTCAGTGGCGCTGCTGAAACTGTGGTCGCGCTCAAGATAGCGCACGCGGTAGAAAGCATCGCCGCCACGGGGGCGCGTCGGCTTGCCGTGGATATCGTGGTACGGAATAACGAGGCCGGCGCGGGCGTCGAATTGCGGGAGCAGCGTGGTCGCGCTCGCGACTTCGTACATGCCCAGCGCCTCGCCTATTTCTGTCGTAAGGCCCGAGCTCTCAAGCTTGTCGCGGCCCAGCTTCGTCCAACCACCCTTGCGCGCCATAACGTCCCCGTACTCTCAAGACCAAAGATGGCCCGGCAGGAGTTACCCATGCCGAGCCACCTAGCACTTGCCGCTCTCACGGCCACGCCTGCCCCAGCAGGCCCGCGCTCGGTTGTTAACCTAACCGGGCTCGCCGGTCTTGGCAATAGGCGCAACATACGGTGTGCCGAGCATGTCCTCGCACCAATGGGTTGCGCTGCACGGCCCAAGCGGGCCATAGACCAGCGCCTCGACCTTTGGCATGACGCGCGCCATGGACCAATCATCGTCATCGACTTGGCACACGATGATGACAGGACGATCATCGGGCCGCGTCGCGATCGGCCGCCAGCGCAGGCACCGACCATCGGCGAGCGCCTTGTAATATTCCTCATCCTTTACGGCGCGCTCCCACGCGGCTATCGAATTCGCGCTGTCAACCATTGCCGTCCTCCAACTTGGCCGCCTCGGCCGCGTACCAGATCATAACCGTGCGGATAACGCTCTGCGCCACCTGATCGGCCTTCTGCGGGCTGATTGTGGGCATGCGGCGGCGCAGCGTGTTCATGATAGCGTTGTGGAGCGCCATCGGCGCGTCGGGCACCTCGCCCGGCAATTCGTCTTCGTCCATTACTTCTTCATCCTTTCGTATGCGGAGCGACTGCGGCATTCGCCGCAATCATCCACCGCGTTGGGCCGGTAGTGCTTCAGTAGCTCCATCGCGACGTCAGCAGGCCCCATGGAAGTTTCGGCCATAACTTCCATCGTGGCGTTGCCGACCGTAACCTCCACGCGACGATACGTAGAGGTATATGACGCCTCCGGCCATACAGGGGTCGCCGGAGAACTCGGCTCAAAGTCCCCCGACAGGGCGAAGTGTGAGTGCTCCTTGGGTACTGCCCGACGCTGGCCCGCACCCACACCGCCGACAAACAGATACTCTCGGTTGCGCCGCTTAGGTACATCGTCTCGGTAGCCATACTTCTGTCGCCCGTATTCCTCCCACGCGCTCGGCTCATGGCCGAGCGTGCCGGGCGGTATCGCGCGCCACTCCATATTGGGCGCATAGTACTCCCAGCCGGGGCCCGGCCCAGGTCGTCCGTTTGCCATCTCTTTCCCTTCGTCGAAATACTCCTGCCGCAACTCAACGTCCCTACCCGTGGGGCTCGCACCAGTAGGCATGGCCGAGCTCTTCGCCGCAGATTCTGCAAGGCCACCTAGAATTCGTCGCTCGATTTCCGAGTAGTCCGTTGCGGTGGGCGGTAGCTTGGAGCGCTTGTGCTGCTGCCATGAATCGATCCTGTCGCGCATTTTGCATACCAGAGCATGCAAGTCCGCCAGCGATAGCTCCTGTATCGTAAGCGTTCGCATACCGCGCGGCAGGCGCTCCGGCATTGCTATCATCAAAGCGATTTCCATCTCGCCCTCCGCCAGCGGGCCGCCCGCTGCCACGCGGTCTGTCAAATCGTGCAATTGAGCGAGGTCGATAGACGTTAACTCCGAATGCGGGGAGGGCGTACTCGCACCTCTGGACGCATCGCCCTTGCCAGAGCCGCTCCCCGCAGGCACGGCAGAACTCTTCGGCGGTATCTTGTCCAAGTTCTGTCTCCATATACGATCCGGGCTGCGACGCTTGCCCATGTTTCACCTCCTTGGGCTCCCAGCCCGGTTTGCCAAAGTCGGGGTCAAACCAGAATGGCCCTCGCCCGTTGTCCCACCGCATCAGCGCATCTTCGCGCGATCGACGCAGTTCATCCGAATAATAATCGAACGGGGGCGCCATAGGCAGCGCCAAGTAGCGATCGACGATATCATCGCTCTGCAACCCGTCCCATATCATCTTCGCCAGCTTGGGCACGTGCACGAACATGCAGCGGCCAAGCAGCGCGCCGCTAGTCATGAACGCACCTAGCTCCACCACGCCGAACAATACCATGCGCACCTCCGTCGCGAGCAATATACCATGCCATGCCCGGAAGCGCTATCGGCGCCGTTTGGCCTCCCAGCGGGTATAGGCATCGCAAAGCCACTCGACCATGACGCCGAACAGCACGATGGGCGTGAAGACCGCGAAGTACACGATCGTGATAGTCACCAAGCCCCACAGTATCGCAAGCAGCATTCCCATTACCGCCTCCCATGAAACAGGGCGAGGGCCGCGATGAACGGCGCCTCTGCAACCCCGACCAATAAGTACCCCACGATGGCGCCGGCCACCAAGGCCAGCGCCGCCAGTTCCCGCAGGGTCATACCTGCACCGCGACTTCGATAAGGTCGCTACCATGCGCCTCGTTGATCTGCTTCGCTAGCAAGTTCACGGCGCCCAACACCGACGTGGGTGCGGTGAACGAATGGATCGACAGGCCCTGTACGATCAGGGCGTTATCGTCGGCGCCCGGCAAGTCGCCCGGCTGTAGCGCCATGGGCCGCCCATAGGTATCGTCCGTCCACTCATATGGCGAGCGCTCCACGATACCAAGGCAAAGCCGGCGCATCGCGGCAGGGTGCGCCACACTGAACGCCACCGCCGCGATGTCGAGTTGGTCCTCCGCCCGCTTGACCAGCCAACCCGCGATCGTGTTCTTTCCGCCACGTAGCCGAGCGCTATATCCGACGCTTAACTCGACACGGCGCCCGCGCGTTTCAAGCTGGTCAACAATCGCGACCATGGCGGACCCCATCAGCGCCAGCGACTTGGCCGATACCATTTCGGCCGCGACGATGTTGTAGATAAGCGACACGATCGGCGCGCGCGTCGTATCGGGCGAACGCGAACGCCGCCGCATATGGGCAGGGTCGCCGGCCAAGTAGCGCGCCACGTCGGGCGCATGGCCGGCAATGTCCCATTGCTCCACCGTATGCCGTTCGTTCTTGATGTCAGCCGCGTGGATAAGGCCGTGCAACTCGCGCGCGCCGTCGCTCCAGCCATCGTGGGCCAGCCGCGTGGCGCCGTTGTACCCGACGTCAAGGTCCCAGCTGGGGGAGCGCATACGCGACTGTGAAATATCAGAGCGCCAATGCCGCTCCGACGTTCGCAGGTACGCCGCCACGTCCATGAGGTTCTCGCCATAGGCGGCCCACTTGGAGCCGCGTTCGTAACGGACGATCACAGCTTTGCTCCATCGCTTGCGCGGGTGGGGTGCGCGACACGGGCCAGCGTGACGCGCTGCTTGGTGGGCGCATCGATGCCCTTCCAAACCATGGCCTCCTCCACCTCGTTGCGCGGTATGCCGCGCGCCAGCATCTTGGCTCCGCCGATCGAAGCGCGGGGCGACACGATATGTCGCACCTTCTCCTTGGCGACAGCCGCGCGGATCGATTGCACCCACACACACCACGCCTGCGCCTGCGGCGTGTCGCCGACCAATGCGAGTTCCAGTTCTTCATCGTAATCGACTTCGATCACCCCGAACCGATCCAGCGTCGCGGCATCCAGCTGATTTCGCCCGACGTACTGGCGATCCGCGCCGCGCCCATAGGTGTTGGCCGCCGCAAGCGCGTGGAAGTCCTTATGCCGCTTTACCATGCCATCGGGGAAGTCGCCGATACCGTTGCCCAACGAAGCGTTGAACGCGGTAAGCGCGTCTGCGTCGCTCGCGTCGATCTCATCGAACAGGAACACACCACCATGTTCGAAGGCCTCGCGAAACTGCGTGCGCACCGTTTGGCCCGTCGCGGTGGCGTACCCCATCAGCTTGAACTCGCTGGTGACGCGCGCCGCCATGTAGAACGGCAGGCTAAGCGCCTTGGCGACCTGCTCGGCCGCTGTGGTCTTGCCACTACCCGACGGGCCCACCAGCATTGGCGACTGGCCTGCCATCACGGTCTCGAGGATAAGCGGCAGGCGCTTGTGTGCCCTGTCGAGCAGCTGGGGCGCCGCGTCGCCCACGGTTATCTCAAGCTTCTTGTGGTTCTCGAGTTCCAGCGCGACCAAGCCGGGTAGCACGTTGCCCATGCGATCGTCGAGTATCGCGGCCACGGCGTCGCCGACGTTGGCCAGTAGGTCCTCCATGGTGCCTTCGATCGACGCGAGCGCATCCTCGCCCTCGCTTAAAAAGTCCTTGAGCGCGGGCACGTTCTCGGGAGCAGGGCGCGCGGCGCGTTTGCCGAACGGGTCAGCGTGCGCCATATCGGCGGCGGATTCCCAGACCCACGCCTTGGGGTCCTTGGGGTCGAACGTCTTGGTCTCCTCCACGGTGCAGCCGATATGGCGCACCCGCGAACGGCCCGCGCTGTTCTTGCCGTCGAGAACGCCAGCCATGGGCTTGACTTCCTCGCCGCATACGAAGCAGGGCTGCGAGTATTGGTTAGGTTGCGTCGACATTCGTATTCTCCTTGGGCTGCGCCGCTTAGGGCTGCGCCACGATGGGGCCGCGTATCGTCGGGCGCGGCCCCTAACCCGTAAGCATTACTTGAGAACGATAAAGCCGTCCCGCGCCGCGTAGCGAATGTACCCGGCGTCATACTTGTCGGGCGACTTCGCGACCAGCTTGCGAAAGTCGGCGACGGTCTTGGCCTTGCCGAACAGGCCGAACGTGGCGTCCGCCTTGCTGCCCGACTTGTAGGGGCTCGAACCGGCCACCACCGTAATGGTCATCGCGTCCTCGACCTTGCCGCCATAGGCCTGCCCCGAAAGGCGCTTGCCCGGCTCCTTGGTCACGTTCGGCTTGGGCGCAGGCTTGGGCGCGCCGGTCTGGGTCTGCCCCTTAGCGCCAACCTTGGCTTTCGGGTTCGGCGCGGCGGGGGCCGGCTTGCGCTGGTCCGACGCGGCCTTGGCGGCGTTCGGGGCCACGCGGGCCGTTACGCCATGGGCCAGCTTCGCATCCGGCTTGTGCGTCGCGATGTACTGGCGCACCGCCTTGAGCGAGCCGCCCAACACGGCCAGCTTGCGAACGTCGGCGGTCAGCTGGTGGGGTAGCAACGCCAGCGGCTTTTCCTTACCCGCTTGGCTGGCCTCGGTCTCGAGAACGCGCGCACCATCGGCGCCCTTGGCATTGGCGATGTTGGTGATCTTGTCGGCGTTCGGGGCGCGCTTGGTTTCGGTGCCCTTCGCGGCCTTGTCGAGTTCCGCCTGTTTCGCAGCCGCCGCTGCAACCAACTTGCTCGGCTTGGGGGCGGCGATCTCGCCCTTGCTGTACCCGGCCGAGCGCGACGTTACCTTTTCGGTCTTGGGGGCGGTCTTGGCGGCCGGCTTGGCCTTTGTCGTTTTGGCAACCATGTTCGTATCTCCATGTATCTGTCAGCTGCAACCAATGGCGGTTGCGATAGCGGCACGATCGCACCATGCCGCTACGCGCAAACGTCAGCCTGCTTATACGCCCTATAGATTATCCTGCCAAGCCGATCGGGCGAACGCCGGCAAGGCACCCATGCCACCGCGTAGGGCTTGGCCCTAGGGTGGTCGCTGCGGAGGTTAGGCTGGTGGAGCAGGTTCTCCACCAATAGCATGCGCCTACGCATGACGGTGCATGTAGCAGGCGGTGTCGTAGGCATCCACCGGATCGTTGGTATAGTAGGCGCTCGCCTCGCGGCTGGCGTCGCTGCCAGCGTAATAGGCCACGCGGTATTCGCCATCGCGCTTGCGCACGCTGCACGACGGGGCATCTTCCCGCACGCGCTGTTTCAGCTTGGCGAAAGTCAGTCGTTCCATGTTCTTCGCTCCTTCGTTGCGGTTGCCCCTGCACCCTTAGCTGCACAGATTGTTAAAGTGTGCGAGCGCGGCCTCATCGGACCCGAACGCCAGCCACTCAGTATAAAAATCCGGCATTGCGTAAACGTCGAAGCCCTCGCGGCTACGGCCGATCAAAATATCATGGGCGCAATAGCCCTCCGCATCGCAATGCGCTTCGTATTCCGCGTAATCGGTAAAGCGCTTACCCTCCGGGTTGCTACCGCAGTTATCGTCCAGCACCGCGTAGGGCTTAACATTCTTGTAAATCTGCATGGGTTTGGCTCCTGCCCTAGTAAGGCAAGCCGGGTTGGCTAGCCGATGTAGGGCAGGGGCAACCGCAACGGCCGATCGCACCAGCCGAGCGTTTGGTTTCACGATGTTAAAGAGCCGCGCGCCCCGTGTGCGGGGTCGCCCGTGGGCCGGCTGCTACCGTTCCCTGCCCACATGTGTAGGGAGGTTCTGGTGCCGTACAAGAACAATCGTGGTTAATTTCTTGTTAACTACAGAAAGTTCTGGCTCGGCGTGGTTGCGCGGTGGGCCGGGACGAACATGGCCTGTAAGCGCCCAGAAAGCCCGTAGAGAGGAATTAGGTTTCTGAGTACCCGTTGCCTAGCTAAGCTTCGTTTTCACGCTCTACGCGGACATTCGGTGTTTGTTCCGGTTCTGTGCCTGCTGCATGTTCCGTGCCAGAATCTGGTCGCGAAATGCGTTGTAGCTCGATACGCTGCAACGCGGGCTCGCCCGGTTTGCGCGCTAGGTTGCGCGTGGTGCGCTCGACCTTGACCCAGCGCTCGCGCATTACGAAACCCTTGCCGCGCGACATGGCGTTTCGCAGCACTTGTAGCCCCATACCGATGGCTTCGGCCGCCTTGGCGATGTCGAGTTCTATGTACATGTTGCCGGGTAGCTTGGGTTCGTCGGGGAACGACTTGGTAACACGGTAAGCGAACAGCGACACTCGGCCACCCGTGTTGGCTGGCCGAATGGTGCGCGCGGCCACCTCGCTTTGTCGCTGCGATCGGGCGAGGCTGTCGGCGATAAGTGCGCGGGTGTCGCGAAGCAATTCTACGACTGTTTCGTCGCCGGCCTTTAGCCCATGGTCGGCGATAGTGTGTAGCACGGCTTCGAGGGTTATCAGCCAGCCACGCGACACGCCTAACGGGGCGAGGTTTGGCGGCCCCTTGCGGCGTGGTCGGCCGCCCTTGGGCAGTAGGCTGGCTTCGTATTGTTCTTGCGTAACCATACGCTTGCGGCGCGCCATGTGTAACCTTTCTATTGCTAGCGAAAGCCCGGCGTTGGTGGGTTTCGCGACTTTACAGATAGTTGTTCGGGTTGCCCCTGCAATTGCCGCCCAAATAAATTCAGTTTATTTAGGCGGTACTGGTTTATAACCTGTATTACCTATCTTAACTATTCTTATTTAGCAGGCAATTTAGCGTTCGAAGTGTTAAGTGTTAAATTCTGTATTCTAAGTTGCTGTATTTGCTTGGCTTCTGCGTTTCTTGGGCCTGTTCGGGTTTGTTCGGATTGGCCTGTCGAGGGCGGCCCTTGGGTGCTAAGCCGCTGCGAACGCTGGCGATTATGGCCGCCCATGTGTTAAATCTGCTGTTTGCAGGAACCGTGCCAGACCGAGTCTCTTTACACGTCGTTAACTACGTAGTATCAACCGCAGCGGCCTCGCTGCAACGCTCGAAGAGTCTTAACCATGATGTCTAATGCATGAAATGTGCCACGTTCTCGGAAGCACGGAAGTCTGCGTGTCTTCGTGGTTAATGAACATGGTTAACGTCACGTGGGAGGGGAGTTCCTCTGTCTCGTGGGCTCTCGGCAGCGTGGCGGCGGGGGACGGGGTTGCGGTTGCTCGGCGGTTGCGCCTCATATGGGACCCTAGCACCTTAGAGAGAAGTGTTCTGAGAGTTATCGCATTTCCGGCTCGGAGCCCCAAGAGGCCGGGTAACGAGGTAACGAAGAAGCAAAGGATACACGAATGCCCAAGATGCCGCGCGCCAGTGACCTGCGACCCAAGTCGCCTAAGATGCCGAGCGTCGCAGAGGTGCGCGCCGCGAGCAAGGCGCGCGTAGAAGCTCGCAAGGCAGAGGTCGCCGCAGCGCAGAAGCGTGTGAACGAAGAAGCGCGCCGGGCACGGGTAAAGGCAGCCACCGCCGAAAAGGTGGCGGAGATCGAAGAAGCGGTCACCGACGAGATCGAAGCCAGCCTGAAGGTCACCAAGGCGCAGACCAAGGCCATCGCGGCAGAGCGACGGGCGAGGGCGGCCCTTACGCGCGCCGAGAATACAGAAGCCATGTTGCAGCGCGAGCAGGCGCGGGTCGCTGAGCTTGAAGCGCAGCTGGCCGGAGCGCCACGTGATGGGGAATTCAAGGCCAACGCGGCCCACAAACATACAGAAGGGGTCCCACTGCCGGGCCGGGGCCTAAGCAAGGTCACCAAGACGGCGCGGGCCAATCTGTACGCCGCGTTCGAGGATATGGGTGGCGTCGAGGAGCTTGTGCGGTGGGGCCGGGGTAACCCCACCGAGTTCTACCGCATATGGGCGCGGCTCATCCCCGTCGAGGTGGAGGACGAGTCCAAGAACATGCCGCTGGAGACGCTGTTGGATATGCTCAGCAAGCGGGCCGACCAGACCGTGGAGCAGGCCGCGACGGCGATCGGGCATGAGTTGCTCGACAAGGCAAGGGAAGAAGTAGACGTAGAGGCTGCGGCCTCGTTGTTCAGGGAGCAGCAGAAGTGACAGACCTCGACGCGATGGCCCGAGCGCAGGGCTACCCCGATTACGCGACCATGAATGCGTTCCTGCAACGGCAGAGCGCGGGCTACAGGCAGAACAATGGCGCGGTGAGCTCCGGAGGGGCCTCGGGCGGGCGGCCCACAGGCTACGGCGCGCCCGACTGCCGCCGCGCCGCCCACGCAGAACTACCTGTCGAGCCCGTTCAGCGTGATCATGGACCATATCAACAGCATGTGGCCGAAGTGAACGTCCCAGCGCGCATCACGCCCGAGCTTGAGGCGAAGCTGAAGTCGCTCGCGACGCTGAAGGGGGATTATCCTCTGTATGCGTCCAAGTGCCTGACGATCAAGACGAAGACGGGCAAGAAGGAACCGTTCGTCTTTAATCGGGCGCAGCACTTCATACACGACCGGCTGGAGGATCAGCTGCGTACCACAGGCATGGTGCGCGCGCTCGTACTCAAGGGCAGGCAGCAGGGAGCCAGTACGTATATCGGCGGGCGGTTCTACCACAGGTCGAGCCTGACGCCCGGTACGAACGTATACATTCTCACCCATGAGCAGCCGGCGACCGACAATCTGTTCGGCATGGTGGCCCGATACCATGAACATACGCCGCTACGGCCTTCGACGGGAGCAGCCAATGCGAAAGAACTCCTATTCAACAAACTTGACTCTGGTTACGCGGTTGCAACGGCGGGTCAGAAGGCAGCGGGGCGCTCCAAGACGATCCGCCTCTTCCATGGTTCGGAGGTGGCGTTCTGGCCGAACGCCAGCGACCACTTCGCCTCTTCGGTGCAGGCCGTCCCTGACCTACCGGGTACTGAGATCATACTTGAGTCCACCGCGAACGGCGTCGTCGGGGAGTTTTACGAGCGCTGGCAGAAGGCCGAGGCCGGAATAGGCGACTATATCGCGGTTTTCGTACCGTGGTTCTGGGACCCCGGCTACACCCGGCCGGTCCCCGAGGGATTCTACCTGTCGCAGGAGCGCGAGGGCGACGATATCTCGGAATTCGAGTATCATCAGCTGTACGGGCTCGAAATGGGGCAGATGGTGTGGCGGCGCGCCAAGATCGCCGAGTTGGGCGCCATGCTATTCAAGCAGGAGTACCCGGCCACGGCTGAGGAGGCTTTCCAGACCACCGGCCACGACTCGTTTATCAAGTCGGCTGACATTCTGCGGGCGCGTAAGGCGAATATCGAGGCCCACGGCGCGCTCGTCATCGGTGTCGATCCGGCGCGGTTCGGTGATGACTTGTTCGCCATTGCGTGGCGGCGTGGGCGCAAGGTCACGAAGACCGAGGGCATTCAGAAGTGCGACGTGGTCGCGGGCGCCAACCGCATGAAGCAGATTATCGACGCCGACAAGCCAGGCAAGGTGTTTATCGACGTGGACGGCGTGGGCGCCGGCGTGTACGACATCTTGGTCAGCTGGGGCGAGAAGTACGAGAACCTCATCGAGGCTGTGAATTTCGGCGATCCGGCGCAGGAGCCCATTATTACGTTGCCGAGTGGCGAAGAGAAGCCCGGACCGAAGAATCGCAGGGCTGAGATGTGGGGGCGGTCGCGCGATTGGCTTCAACAGCCGGGCGGGGCTGATATTCCCGACGAGGGTGTACTGCAGTCCGATGGCTGCGCCCCGAGCTACCGCTACGACGCTTCGCAGAACTATATCCTGGAGAGCAAGGAGCAGATGCGCAAGCGCGGCGTGCGTTCGCCCGACTATTGGGACGCCATCGCGCTGACGTTCGCCAGCGAGGTGCGGGCCGACATCGAGCGGCACCCGCCGAGCGACAAGTTCACGGCGGTTCGCCGCGCAACACGTAAGACAACAGGGTGGATGGCAGCATGACGGAGGAACAAGTGGCCGGGCTCAAGAGCCGAATGGATCGTGTGACCCAGATGCTCAGGTCGCGCACGGATGCGGATGGCAACGCGAAGCCGGGGTTCAAGAGCAACGTGGCGGCCATTCGGGCCGAGATCGACATCCTGCGCGAGCAGATGGAACAGGCAGGAGTGAAGCACGATGGCGAGTAGGTTCCCCACCCCCAAGGCCGGCGCGCCGGCCACCGACGTGGCCCCGGCCACCAATTCGTTCGGCCACGTGAACCCGAACGACATGGGTGCGCAGGACCCGGAGGACAGCGAGAAGGCGAAGTACACGCCCGACGGCTTCAAGGACGCTGCGGCGTTCGTCGACTATGCCCGCAAGGAATACGACGCCGACGCGGCCTATGACCGCTCGAACCGCGAGGCCGCACTCGACGACCTGAAGTTCCTTGTGATGGACCAGTGGGACCCCGACGTGCGCGCTGCGCGCGAGCGGGCCGGGCGCCCGTGCCTTACGATCAATACGCTACCGCAGTTCATCGGACAGGTCGTCGGCGATCGTCGCCTCAACGAGACTTCGATCAAGGTGTCGCCCCGCAAGGACGCCACGGTCGATATGGCCCAGACCCGCGAGGACCTTATCCGGTCGATCGAGGCGTACAGCCGGGCCAAGCGCGTGTACGACGAGGCGCTGGCCGCGCAGGTGACCTGCGGCATCTCGGCGTTCCGTATTGTCATGGACTATGCCGATAACGATGTCTTCGAGCAGGACATCTTCATCAAGCATATCCCGAACCCGCTCGCCGTGGTTTGGGACCGCATGGGCGTGGACATCACCGGCCGCGACGCCCGGCACGTCTTCGTGCAGGACACGATGCCACGCAACGTCTATGAGGAGATGTACCCCGATCACCCGTGCCCCGGCGAGATGGACGACAGCCTGACCACGGCGGCGCTCAACTCGGGGTGGTTCGATCGCGACACGGTGCGCGTCACCGAGTTCTGGCGCATGATCGAGAAGATGCGCGAGCTCTGCTTGTACACCGACGGCTCCACGGTCGACGTCACCGACATGGAGCCGGAACAGTACATGCCGTACGCGTACCGCGACCCGAAGACCGGTGCGGCTCGTATTCGCCGCGCGCCGCGTACCTATGCGCAGATGCACTTGATCACCGGCTTCGACATTCTGGAGGGGCCGTATGAGCTCCCCATCACGCGTCTGCCGATCATCAAGGTCACGGGCCGCGAATGCCAAGTTGGCGAAGACCGTGTGCGCTACAGCCTTATCAGGAATGCCAAGGACTCGCAGCGGCTGAAGAACTACTGGCGCTCGACCATGGCCGAGAAGCTGGCGATGGCGCCCAAGGCACCGTGGCTGGCGGAGCATAAGTCGGTCAAGGGGCGAGAGGAGGACTTCCGTAACGCTCACCTGTCGTCCGACCCGCTGCTCATCTTTAACGACGGCACCGAGCCGCCTCAGCGGCAGGCCCCGCCGCCGATCGAGGCCGCGCTGTTGCAGGAAGTGCAGCTTAACACGCAGGATATCAAGGACACGACTGGTCTGCAGGATGCTTCGTTGGGCATGCGCTCAAACGAGATCAGCGGGCGGGCCATCCAGGCGCGCAAGCAGGAGGGCGACGTTGCGACGATCATCTTCCACGACAACCTGAACGAGTCCATTCAGGAAGGCGGCGATGTCATCAATCAGCTGCTTGGCGTCTGTTACGACACGCCGCGCGTGGTGCGGGCGATCGGCGCGAATACCAAGCATCGGCTGATGAACATCAACGACCCGAACGACCCGGACAGCATCGATCTTACCGTCGGTAAGTACGACGTGACGGTCGAGACCGGGCCTTCGTTCACCACGGCCCGCGAGGCCGCCGCCGACGCGATGATGCAGGCCATTCAGGTGGCCCCGCAGCTGATGCAGATCGCCGGCGACCTGATCATCAAAAATCAGGACTGGCCCGGCGCTGCGGAGATCGCCGAGCGCGTGGCTAAGACCATACCGCCCCAGCTTATGGACCCGGCCGACATGTCGCCCGAGGAACAACAGCAGTTGGCCCAGCAACAGCAGCAAGGGCAGGCGGCGCAGTCGGTGCAAATGGCCGAAATGGCGCAGCAATCGCAGCACGCGGATAGTATGAGAAAAATCGAGCTTGCTTCCAAGGAGGCCGAGATGTACACCGCGCAGGCGAACGCCCAAGCGGCCGGGCACAAGGCCCGGTCTGCGTCGGCCGAAGCTGACGCGGCAGAAGCACGGGCGAGGGAGGCACACGCAGGGGCGCATGAGGCTGGGGTCCACGACCGGGCGGCGAGCCTCCACCACCTCCAGGAGCTCGAACACAAGCACGCAGCCCATCAGGGCAGTGAAGAACGGGCAGACAGGCAATCCCGCCAGAAGCCCCAGCAGAAGGCCCCAGCGGCCAAGAAAGGCAAGTGATGACCGAGCGTCTCAATATCCCGTCGATCATGAGCACCGTGGCCCACCGTGCGCTCCTCGGCCCGATGACCGGCGCCGAGCGCGCGGCCGGACGGTTCCTGCGCGCGCCCGATGAGCATCCTGCCGCTGCGCCAGCCGCCGAAGCCCCGGCCGCCGAAGAGAACGCTTTGGCGATGCCGGAAGTCGAGGTCAAGGCCGCCGAGGTCCCGAAGGAGATCACGGCCGAGGATCTCGAGCGAGAGTTTGGGGGCGATCCGGCCCCCGCAGAGCCGAAGGCTGAGGAGCCCAAGGCCGAACCCGACGGTACGAAGCCGAAGGAGGAAGAGTCTGCGAAGCCGGTCGAGAAGTCGCCTGCCGTTCTAGAGGCCGAAGCGCGAGCCAACGAGGCGCAGCGTCAGGCCGATTACTGGCGCGAGCAGGCGAACAAGGGCGCGGCCCCCAAGGAGGAGGCCAAGCCCGCCGTAGACCCCAACGCCGAACCCAAGGCGGAGGACTACGAATTTGGCGAGGCCGATATCAAGTATATCACGGACCTTGCCAAGTTCTCGGCGCGGCAGGAATTCCAGCAGCAGCACGCCGAAAGCGAGCAGCGTGCTGAATTCGCGCGCCTCGATGCCAACTATCAGACGAATATCGCGAAGGCCACCGAGCGGCTTCCGGATTTCGACGAGAAGGTCACGCAGTCGGCCAAGGCCGGCAAGTGGCCGTGCCCGCCGCTGATCGCGCTGGGCATTCGTGATAGTGAAGTCGGCCCGGACATCGCTTACCATCTGGCGAGCAATGTTCCCGAGGCCGAGCGCATCGCCGCTCTCGATCCGTACCTCCAGGCCCGCGAATTGGGCCGTCTCGAGGCGCGCTTCATGAGCGAGGCCACCGCACGCACCGAAGCTGCGAAGGCCCCGGCACCCGCCAAGGTCTCGCAGGCCCCCACTCCGCCGGCCAATCTGGTCCGTGGCGCGGGTGGTAAGTTCACCGTCAACGCCGACACCGATGATTTTGCGGCCTTCGACAAGGCGGCCGACAAGATTCTCGCCAAGTAACAGCGCCCCGAGGGGCCAATAGGGATTGAATACCATGGCGAATACCCTTCTTACTCCGAAGGTCTACGCGAACGTCATGCTCAAGCTGTTGAAGAACAACTTGGTCATGGGCAAGCTCGTGACGACCGAGTTCAAGAACGAATTCAAGAAGATCGGTAACACGGTCTACGTGAAGCGTCCGCCCGAGTTCATCATCCGCGACGGCGCCGTGGCGCAGGTCCAGAATGTGATCGAAGGCGAAGTGCCCGTCAAGATCGACAAGCAGAAGGGCATCGATATCCAGTTCACGTCGCTGGAAGACACCCTGACGGTCGATCAGCTGCTGAAGTCCGCGATCATGCAGGCCGAGGCCGCGCAGTTGGCTCAGCAGATCGACAGCGACCTGATGGGCACGGTCCTGCAGTTCCCGTCCTGGACGGGCACGCCGGGTACCGTGATCAGCAACGCCGCCGACTTCTTCCAGGGTCCGCAGAAGCTGGACGAGATGGCGGTGCCGGGCGACGGCCGCGCGGGCGTCCTTTCGCCGGCCGACTACTGGAAGCTGGCCGGTACGTTCACCGGGCTGTACGCGCAGCGCGACATCGCCGAGAACGCCCTGGAGCGGGCGAAGATTCCGCTGCTCGGCAACGTCCAGCCGTACATGACGCAGTCGATCATCAACCTCGTCACCGGCACGCGGGCCGCGACCGGGGCGGGCACGATCAACGGCGCCGCGCAGAACGTGCTGTACACCGCGGTCAACACGACCTACATCCAGAACCTCATCACGGACGGCTGGGCCGCCGGCGCCACCTTCAAGGCGGGTGAAGTGTTCTCGATCGCGGGCGTGCACCCGGTCAATCCGCGCACCAAGGCGAAGCTCCCGTACCTCGCGCAGTTCACGCTGCTCGCGGACGTGGTCGCCGACGGCGCCGGCAACGCGACCTTTTCGATCGCCAATCCGATGATCGTCGGTGGCGCGTTCGCGACGGTCGACACCGCCCCCGCAGACAATGCGGCGATCTCGTTCATGGGCGCGGCCAGCACGGCCTTCTCCCAGAGCGCGATCTTCCACAAGAGCGCCATTGCCCTTGTGTTCGCCAAGCTGACCGATCCGTTCTCGGGTCAGGCCAGCTTCGCCACCGACCCCGAGACCGGCGTGACCATCCGCTACTGGCGGACGAGCGACGGCACGAACGACACGCACCTCCATCGCTGGGATGCGCTGTACGGCGTGAAGAACCTCGACACCCGTCTGGGCACCCGAGTGTCCGGCGGTGCGAACGTCAACATCGGGTAGTTCCGAAGGCCGGGGCGGTAATGGTGCCGCCCCAATGAGGAGATTGTGTCATGGCCGATCCGTCCACCGGCAACGAAGTCAACCAGTTCCCGAACGCGCCGCCGAAGTACTTCGACAACGGCTCCGGCGCCAAGTTGCTCCAGCCGAGCAATCAGGTGCCGTTCCTCGCGCCGGGTGCTGCGTTCTCTCAGACCGACATGCAGAAGCTGCGTGACGCTCTGATCGTCGCCGGCATCATGCTCCCCGCGTAAGCGGCAGCATCCAACGAAACCGGGGTCCCTTCGATGACGAAGGGACCCTTTGCAGTAGGAGGGCCTCATGCCCAATGAATTGATGAACGACTCCGTCGCCGAGCGTCGCCGCGCCGAGATCGAAGACCCGAACCCCACCGGGGAGAAGGTCTCGTGGCCGGCGTGGTATTACGGCCCGGACGGCCGCGCCGAGATTTTCAAGTCGGCGGAGGAAGTGCCGTCGGGCTGGGAAGACCACCCCTCGAAGGTCAAGGCGCCCAAGGGCAAGGGCGCTGCCAAGGAGCCGGTCGTGACCGATGACCCGTACAAGGACCTCAGCGACGGCGACATCATGAAGAAGCTCGACGACGCCAAGGTCGATTACAAGACCGACTGGCCGCGTGACAAGCTCGTCGCGCTGCTGAAGGCCAACGACGAGAAGAAGGGCTAACAGCCATGACCACCGTGTCCCAGATTATCACTGATGGCTACCGCGAGAGCAATCTGATCGGCCTCGGCGTAGAGCCGAATGCCACGGAAGCAGCCGATGGCCTTCGCCGCCTGCAGACGATAGTCTCGGGCACGGCTGGTTTTGAAGTCGGCGAGTTGTTGCACGACTGGCCGATCGGCCTGAACAACGTGCATATCGAGCCGGCGTTCTACAACACCTGGACGCAGGAAATTTGGCAGCAGCCTGTCGAGAACAGCCGGTTGCTGATCGACACCTCCATGGCGCAGACCGTATGGTTCCCCAAGCAGCCCGACGACGGCGCGCGCATGGGAGTAATCGACGTGTCGGGCCAGCTGGCAACGTATCCGATAACACTCGACGGCAACGGGCGCCTCATCGATGGCTCGCCCACCGTCGTACTCGATACGGACGGCTTTACGGCTGTCTGGTTCTACCGCGCCGACATGGCGCAGTGGGTCAAGGTTACGCCGATCGCCGCCGATGGCGAGTTCCCCTTCCCACAGGAGTTCGACGATGCGTTCATCACGTTGCTGGCGATGCGGCTTAATCCACGTTACGGGCGCGCCCTGCCAGCCGAAAGCGCCGCGACGCTGCAGAACGTCATGGGCAACCTGAAGGCGCGCTATCGCCAACGCCAGCCGCGCCCCTGTGACATCGGCGTGCTGAACATGACCGTCCAGGTCTACAACACTTGGTCCAACCGGGGCCGGGTGCCCTACGTCGCGCGCACGGGGTGGATGAGCTAATGGTCGAGATTGCTCTGGGTTCCGACACCTACCAGCGTCGGCGGGCCAGCGAGCCCGACATCCGTTACATCAACCGCTTCTACGAGAAGGACCCCACCGACCTCGTCACGGGCGCCGCGTCGCTGCGGCGGGCCGGCCTGTACCCGCGCATCGAAGTCGGCGACGGCCCGATCCGCAAGCTGTTCACGCAGAGCGGCTTCGCGCTCGACGACGCCTTCATCGTCAGCCGCAACAATCTGTACCGCCTGCACTACAGCTTCGACACCGGCGACAACCTGAACGTCGTGGCTGGTGAGGTGAACGGTTTCGGCCCGCCCAGCATAGTCTCCACGGGCGGCAATATGTTCATCGCCGACGGCGTGACGCTGCAGTACACGGACGGAGCCGCTGCGCTTCAACAGATCGCCATGCCCGACGACGTGGCCCCGGTGAGCCTGTGCGTGGTGGACGAGTTTGTGTTCATCTCGATCGAGCAGGACCTTACGACCGGCCACCCCGGCGACCAGTTCTACTGGATCAACCCCAGTGAAGTCACGGTTGATCCTCTCAACTTCGCCACGGCTGAGTCCAAGCCGGACGTGCTGTTGCAGGTCATGCAGCTGGGCGACCAGCTGGTTCTGTTCGGCAAGGACAGCACGGAGTTCTGGTATGGCACGGGCGACGCCGACCTGCCGTTCGCGCCCATCCAAGGCCGCCCGTTCGATCGTGGCGTCTGGTCGGGTACGGGCGTGCAGGTCAACGAGAGCCTCATCGTCGTCGGCGCCGATGGCCGCGTGTACGACGTGATGGCCGGCGCAGACCCCATCAGTACCTCGGGCATCGAAGAGCGCATCAACCGCGCGATGCTCATTCAACAGATCGACGGCTAGGAGGTTCACATGGCGGTTATTTGGATGGACGGCCCCGACCACTACGGGACCAACGCGGGCCTGCTCTTGCAGGGCGCGTATGCAGAAGCGAACCACCTCGCCATTCAGGCGAACAGTGGTCCCGGTGGCGTGGGGCATACGTTCAGTATTCAGGGCACTGTGGGCGGCGGCGGGGGCTATCAGCTGCGTTGGGTGATGCCACACTCGAGGACGACTGTCGGCCTTGGTGCCCGGTTCTTCCTTGGCTCGTTACCCAACGGCGACGCTAGTGCTCCGTATATCTATTCGTGGCGCGACGCGGCGAACAACTATATCGCCACCCTCCAGATCACCTCGACCGGCGCGCTTCGCTTCACCATGGCTGGGGGCGCAGTCTTCTATACAAGCGACCCCATCATCGTGGCGGGCTCATGGCAGCATATCGAGGCCAAGCTCATTCTGAACGGCGCCGACGGTGGGTATGCGATCAACGTGAACGGCCTACCCGTCGTCAACGTGCCGAATGGCGTCAACCTCGGCGCCGGCCCGATCGCGCAGATCGGCTGGGGCTTGAACCCGTTCGGCGGCGGTATCACCTACAACATGCGCGACATCTATGTGTGGGACAACAGCGGCGCGCAGAACAACTCTGGCATGCAGGGCGATCGCCAGATAATCACCAGCTTCGCCGACGCCGACGGTCCCGAGCAGGACTGGAAGTATTCGGCGGGCGCATCAGGCTGGCCGCTTATCAGCAACAACCCGCCCGTCGATACGCAGTACGTCTTCGCCGACACGGCCGGCAACTTGTCGGACTTCCAGATGGACGATATCGATACGGACATCACCAGCATCAGCGCCATTCGCCTCGCGGCGCGGGCGTGGAAGTCTGACGCCGGCATCGGCACGCTCTCGCTAGGCGTGGTCAGCGCCGGCAGTAAGTCGGCCGTCGTCGAGCAGGCGCTTTCGACGGAGCCGATCTACTATAGCCAGATCGTGGAGCTCGACCCCCACACTGGCGCGCGCTTCTCGCCGACCGGCCTCAACGCCGCGTTGGCGGAACTGAACAGGGTGCAGTGACATGGCCGCCAAGTCCTTTCAGTACGCATACGATCTGCTGCGGCTGATCCTCAATGCGGTGTCGCTCGACAAGTTGGCCGAGGATAACTCGGTTGACGGCGTTACGCAGTTCTATCTGGCCCTGCACACCGCTGACCCCGGCGCGGCAGGTACGCAGATAAGCAGCGAGACGAATTACGTCGGCTACGCGCGCCAAGCGGTCAACCGCTCTGCTGCGGCGATGCCGTGCACGCTCGGCGCCGGGGGCAACGCGAGCAAGGCCGTGCTGGCGGCCGACGCGGTGTTCCCCGACATCGGCGTGGGCTCGGCCAACCAGACGATTACGTTCTGGTCGCTGGGCTTCTCGGCGGCCGGCGCTGGCGAGATCATCTTCAGGGGCGCCATCGTGCCGACGTTGCCGATCAGCGCGGGCCAGAGCGGCCCTGTGCTGGCGGCGGGTACGAACATCACGGAGACCTGACATGGCGCGTACGACCGGCAGCGCGCCCGGCGAGGCGTTCGCCAGCGGCATCGGCAAGCGGCACAACGTCGGGATCGGCTCAGCGCCCGGCGAGGCGTTCGCCAACGGTATAGCAGGGTTGAAGTTCACCAGCCAGCTGACCCAGCTTGCACAGGCGGACTACGACCTCGATATTCACGTGTCGCAGTATGTTATGATCGCGATGGGGGCCATACCGGCCCATTACTTCTTCAACAGCGAGCTTGTCACGCTCGCGTTGACGCAGAAGGCAGCGAAGCAGGAGAAGGTTGGGCAAGTCGTCCAGCTGGCCGAGGTACAGGGGAAGGTCGTGAACGAAGTATCGCAACTCGTCATGCTCACGATGGCGCGCACCGACCCCGGCAAGCGCCAGCTGCGGGCGTTCACCTTCAATCAGGATGGGCATAGCTTTTATGTCCTGCAGCTTGGCGAGCTAGGCACGATCATCTATGACCAGCTGACCGGCAAGTGGTCGGAGTGGGCTACGCAGCAGTACAATAACTGGAAGGCTAACTACGGCATCACGTGGCAGAGTGGCGCGCTCGCCGGGTCGATCGACAGCAACATGGTCTACGACATCAACCCGGACTACATGTTCGATGAGCGCAACATCCCGATTGTCAGCGTTATCACCGGCGCGTACCCCATGCGGATGCGTAACAGCGTCACGTGCGACGAGATTATGATAACGTCGAGCGTGGGTTGGGTGCCCGGCACGGTCAACTCACAGTTGAAGCTTCGCACCAGCGACGACTTCAGCTTGACATGGGTCGATCGTGGTACGCTTGACATGACCACGGCCACGCCGCAAACGGAGGTAAGCTGGCGCAGCCTCGGTCTGATCAATGCGCCGGGCCGGGTGTTCGAGCTCACCGACCTCGGCGGCGCGGCTAAGCGCATCAACAGCATGGAAATGTTCAGCATGGACCTGCCCGATGGCTAACGACAATCTGCCGCCCATCAACGCTAACCAGCCGATCGTCGACCCGAAGAGTGGGAAGGCGGCGCCCGCGTTCATTCTGTTTATCAACCAGCTGCTCAAGAAGGTCGCTACCTCTGCCAACGCGGCTATTGCGACGCTGCTCGCCAAGTCGATCGACAGCACGACGCTGGCGGTCACGGGAACCTATGCTGACCAGATCGACGTGGAACTCAAACCGCTGGCGCCGGCACCTACCGGCACCTACGGGGACGCGACGCACTACCCGGTGGTCACGCTGGACCAGTACGGGCGTGTGACCCACGCCGACGTAGAGCCTGCCGCTGGCGCCATTACGGTGCAGGATGGCACGACCAGCGTTGCCAATGTCAGTAATCTAAAGTTCACCAGCGGGGCAGTCGTTACGGCTGGCGTTGCGGGCGAGGCCGACGTTGCCATCTCGGGTGGCGGCGGAGGTGGAAGCAGCGGCAGTCTAGTAAAGCTGGCGGAGGTTACTCTCACTGTCGCCGGGCCGACTTTGTCTGCTACTGGCATCTTGGGAACGTACAACGATCTGGTATGCGTCATTAGTGGACAAGGCACGGCGTCATCTCCCACCATATACGTTTTTGCCAACGGCGACCACGCCGCCCACTATGACAGCAACACCTCCAATAAATTCGGAACCTCACAGGCGTACGCCACGGCTTCGCCACGTTTGGGCGCCGTCGAAGGCTCAACAGCGCTCGGCAGCTACTTCACTGATTACGAGGCTACATTTATCGATTATGCCCGTACGACTTCTTGGAAGCGAGCATTCAGCCGGCAGGATTTCGCCGACGCTAGTAATATGTTCGCCGAGTTTGAAGACTGGGGGTGGCGATCGACGGCAGCTATCAACCAACTAGACTTCACCCTATCGGCCGGCAATTGGGTTGTCGGCTCGCGCCTGACCATCTACGGTCGCGGTGGCCCGGCCGGCGCTGGCGGTGGGGGCGATGACTTCAAACTGCTCAGCGAGGTTATTCTGGCGGCCACAGCCACGACGGTATCGTTCACGGGCATCAACCAAGGCTACCGCGACCTGACGCTGGTTTCGTCGGAATGCGCAACTGTGTTGACCGACGCGCCGTTGTTCCTAAATTTTAATGGCGATACCGGCAACAACTATAACTGGAGCATCTGGTCTGCGTTCGAACGTACCCAGACACTCAACACCGGCCACGGCGGCTGGGGCAACAATGAAGGCTTCGATACGGCCGGGCAGGAGTGGCCCAGCGAGGCGACGATCTACCAGTACGCTGCCACCGATCGGCACAAGCACTGGAAGGGCGAAGCTGACCTGTACGGCGGTGGCAACTTCACCCCTAGGTTCTATCGAGGCTTCTGGAACAACAACGCCGCGATCAACCAGATCGACCTGACGATCAGCGGAGGCTTGACCTTCTCGATCGGCAGCAAATTCCAACTGTACGGCAGGGGCAAGTTATGATCGGCCACCGCACTCACAACACGGCACTGGTTGCGGCGATACTCAACCACCCCGACATTCGGCCCACGATCGAGCGCGTACACGTCGGGCCGATCGACGCGGCCCCGCTGGTTGGGCGCCACGATGTTGTCTGCTTTGCGGGCGAACCGGGCATTTACCTGTTCGCCCACCGGGGCGCCGATGAGTGGCAGGCCCATGTCGGCATATTTAGACGTGCTAGAGGCGTCCAGAGCCTCAAAATGGGCATCGAGGCCTTCGCGTACCTGTTCGGCGAGCTTGGCGCACGTAGATGCCATGCCCGCGCCCCACTCGACTTGCCGCAGGTCGCCGTCTTTGCTAAACGATTGGGCTTCAAGCGCGCTCTACTTGACCCAGACAGTGGTTTCGAGCTCTTAGTCAAGGAGAGTGCATAGTGGATTGGTCCCAAGTAATGCAGGCGCTGGGCTCCGGGGCAAGGCCCGGAGCAGCGATGATGGCTGGCCTGCAACAGCCGCAGCAGGGCTACACGCAGGGCGCCGTTCCGCCCATGTCGCAGCCCATGTATCAGAACGCCCTCGCGCAGCCCCAGCCGGCGCAGGCGCCGCAAGAGCAGCAGGCGCCCGGAATGGCAACGGCTCCCGGCATGCCCGGCGCGCCGCAACAGCATGGGGTGTTCTCCAGTCTCGTCAAGATGTTCGCAGGAGGTGCATAATGGGCGGCGTCGTCAGTAGCCTGTTCGGCGGGAGCAAGCAAAGCTCCACGTCGAGCGGCTATAATCAGGCCTACAACTATCTCAACGGCGCGCTCGCGCCGACCGTCACCGCTGGCACCGGGGCGATCGGCAATCTGTCGGGCATGCTCAACGGCACCGACAACGGTGCGGGCTACCAGAACTTCCTGAACAGCACGGGCTATCAGCAGCAGTTGAAGGAAGGCTTGCAGGGTGTGACGAACAACGCCGCCATGAAGGGTACGCTCCAGTCGGGCGCGACCATGAAGGCGTTGAACAACTACGCGCAGAACACGGCGGCCACGTCCTACCAGAATTATCTGGGCGACTTGTCCAACGTCGGCTCGCTCGGGTTGCAGGCTGCGGGCGTCATTGGTGGCGCTGGACAGGTCAGCAATTCGTCCAGCAAGGGTGGCAGCAACGGGGGCATCATCCCGGGGCTGTTCGGTTAAGGCAATAGGAGGCTACGATGGCCGGTTACGCCGCCGCAAACATTCTCGACTTCATCCGTGGCTTTCACGAGCGCGCGGTGCAGCATCAGGTCGATCAGGCCGAGACAAATTACTTGTCCGACCCGCAGGGGACGATCACCAATGTGATGAAGCTCAGCCCGTCGTCGGGCATGGCGCTGCAGGATCGCTATGCGACCCAGACCAAGAATACCGCCGACGCGCAGGCCGCGCAGGATAAGGCGTCGCAGGACAAGGTCAAGCTCGGCCTGTCGTTCCTGCATGGTCTACCGCAGGGCGCCGACCCCGACGCCGCGATCGACGCGCAGTCTGCCGCGCTGACCAATCAGGGCTTCAGCGCGAACGACATCAACGGTCTAAAGGCGCTCGTCAAGGCCAACCCCAATATCGTGGCGTCGAGTGACGAAGCGGTTTGGAAAGCGCAGAACGCAGACCACGTCGCCGGCCCCGGCTCGGTGTTCTTCCATGGCGCGACCCCGACCTATCAGGTTGGCACGGCCGACAAGCCTATGGTGGTGGGTAGTGACAAGGCCGGCCGGCAGGTTATCACGGCGCCGGGCATCGCTGGCGGTCCGATCGGCGCGCAGGGTGCCCCGGCCGCCCCGGTGGAGCAGGGCGCCGCCCCCGCGCCGGCCGACACCGGTCTGACGATGGGCGGTGTGGACCCGTTCGCGCACAACCTGAAGATGGAGGGTGGTACCAACCCGGACGGCTCCGGCCGCACGTCGCCGGCTGGTGCGCAGGGCGCCGGGCAGATTATGCCAGGCACCGGCCCCGAGGCGGCTGCGGCTGCGGGCCTGAAGTGGGACCCGGCCCGCAACATGAGCGACCCGGCCTACAGCGCCGCGCTCGGCCGTGCCTACCATGCCGTGCAGATCGCCCGGTTCGGCGGCGACCTGAACAAGGCGGATGCCGCGTACAACGCCGGACCGGGCCGAGTGCAGCGGGCAGTGAGCGCGCAGGGTCAGCGTTGGCTGGCGGCGCTGCCGGCCGAGACGCAGCACTACGTCCGTGGCGCTGCGCCCGGTATGTTCGGCGGAGGCTCGGCCGCGTTGCCGGCTGCGGCTCCGAGTGGCGGGGCTGGCGTGCTGTTCAGTCAGGCGCCTGTGTCGAGTGCGGTTCGCGCGGCCACCCCGCAGGAAGTCGCAGCGGCGGGCTATCCTGAGGGCACGGCGGCGCAGGTCGATAGCGACGGCAAGTTCGTGAACCTGAAGACGCCCACGGCCGGCAGCGCCAAGCCCAAGGCTGATCCCGTGGCGCAGTTCGGCAACGCTTCGCGCGGCCTGCGTGAACTCGACGATACCTTGGCGAAGATCGAGAGCTTCGTGGGCAATGAGGGTGGCTGGGCCACGGGCGCCTATGGTAAGGCTATGCAGCATGTCGGCGGCACGGCGGCCTCGACGTTGCAGGGCTTGGTTAAGACCGCCAGCGGTCAGGCCCTCAACGGCGCGCTCCAGCAGTTCATGGCTTCCAACAACGGCAGCATGGGTGGCATGCGCATGGGCCAGAAGGTCGAGCAGGCGGAAGGTGCATCGCTGGCCGGCGCTCTTGAGCACACCGACCAGCCGGCGTCGTCGTACATCGAAAGCGTGCGAGATGCTCGGAAGCGCGTGCAGCAGCATATCTCTGATATGGAGGACAACGCTGTTCGCCAAGGCGTCGCCACGCGGTTGCCCACCGGCAAACTCTTGCTCAAGGGCGACGCCTATAAGGGCCATGTTTATCTGGGCGGCGACCCGGCGAAGCCCACCAGCTGGAAGGAGCAGTAATGGCCGACGAACCCTGGAAGGACTTCCAGCAGCCGCAGCAGGTCGGCCAGCCGGCCCCGCCTGTCGCCAACCCGAACCCCGCGCAGGCTGCGGTGCAGGACGCCAACGCCCCGTGGCATGACTTCGCCGACCCTGCGGCGCGCGCTCCTGCGCCCGTGCCCGAGGGTTGGGAAGTCACCGGCGATACCGATCGCGTCGGCAATCGCTTCGCACGCAACCCGCAGACCGGCGCGGTGGTGAACATCGGTCGCGACCCCGATACCCACGACGTCACCGTTCACGACCCGGAGCATACTACGGCGGGCGGCGCGGCGTGGCGCGGCATTCAGGACGCGGTGCCATTCATCGATTATATCGCGGCGGGTGGGAACGAGCTTGGCTCGGCGCTGGGCATGAACGACACCGACCCGAACATGAGCTACGCCGATCGCGTGCGGGCCCTGCAACAGCAGCGTGCGGACAGCGAGGCCGGGGACAAGGCTTATCATCCGGTCGCTCACTACGGGGCTGAAATCGGCGGCCTGCTCGGCGGTGGCGCGGCGCTCAAGGGCATCGCCACGGCTGGCCGGCTTGCGCCGATCGTTCAGGGCGCGGCCGAAGCTGCTCCGCGCATCGCTACCGCCGTGGGCGGCGGCCTGACCGGCGCTTTGTATGGCGCGGGCGAAGCGGACCCGAACCACGTCGGCGCGGGCGCCGCGCTCGGCGGTGGGGCTGGGCTTGTCGGCGGTGTGGTAGCTCCGGCTATCGCCAACTATCTGTCGCGGCCCCTGTCGGCTCTGCTGGAGCGCACGGGCGTGAGCGGCTTGGTCAGCGGTGCGAACCGTGGCGTCAACATGATGCTGAAGCGCGCGCCGCAGGACCCAGCCGCCGTGTCGAGCGAGATCGCCCGGTTCCGTAGCGCCGGGCAGGAGCCCACATTGCTGGACGTTATCGACCAGTCCGGGCGGGATACGGTCGCGGCGGCCAACACGAAGGTTCCCACCGAGCGTCAGGCCACGATTGACTACAGCCGCCAGCGCGCCGCCGCCCTGCCCACCGATGCGGAACGCCTGACGCAAGCCCACGTGACGCCTTCTACGATGACGTCGCCTGACCTGCGTGCTCAGGTCGCGACGACGCAGCAGGCACTGAACAAGGCTAACTATGCCAAGCTCGACCCGCAGACCGTTCCGCTCGACGATGCTGGCGACATCAAGGATATTCTCAATTCGCCTGTCGGTCAGCAGGCACTTGCCAAGGCGCGGCAGGGCAACGCGGATATCGCCAAGCAGGTGGGCAAGCTCTCGTCATGGGCGCAGACCCCGGAGTTCGACCCGGCGCTGCACCTGAACGCCGACCAGAAGGCGACGCTCGGTCAGCTGACCACGATACGTGATAGCGCGACGAACCCTGCAATCAAGCAGCAGATGCAGAACGAGATCGACAAGGCGACGGCGCAGTTCCAGTCTGAGTGGGCGGCCACCCGGCCGAACGCCAAGCCGCCCACCGATGTCACCTACGAGGCGGTGGACAAGGTGCGCAAGGCTGCGCGCAAGCTTGCCAAGTCGGCGGAGGGCTCGAACGGCACCGACACGCTCGGCCTGCCGGGCGACTACGGTGCCGTGGCGGATACGCTCGACAATCATCTATCGGCCAACATCCCGGGTCACGATGAGGCCAAGGCAACCCACGGCGCATATAGTCGCATTCTGAACGCGATCGACGGCAGCGGTTCCAAGCTGGCGCCGGGCGGCGGTACGTCGCAGCCGCGCATCAACGGCTCCGACCTTGTGGACCAAGGCATCGCGCAGCGCAGCGAGGGCAATTACCAGAACTTCGAACCGTGGGCGCGCCAGCTTAGCGAAGAGCAACTCCCGCTGCACAACGCGAACGGTACGCCCATTCTCGATCGACAGGGCCGCCAAGTCACGATCAGCCAGCAGGACGCCGCCAAGCTGTCGGCGGCCAACGCCATTCGCGTTCGCAGCCAAGCCCCGGCGCCGGCCCGATCGCTGATGGATAACTTCACTGGTAACAACGCGCAGGATATCAAGGCCCGCGCGCTGCTCGGCGACACGGCCACCGATCGCCTACAGGCGGGCATGCAGGCCAGCGCCGATCGCAGCCGCAACGCTGCGGAGCTAGCCGGCCGGGGTAACTCGCCCACCGCACGTCTGACGAATGACGCAGCTGGATTGGGCGAGGACCTGCACTTGGCGGCCACCGTGGGCCACGCTGCGACCGGCAACGCGATTGCGGCCCTGCATGGCTTGGGCAGCATGATGCGGGGGCAGGGCCTGAACCCATCCGACGCGGCCGACTTGGTACGCCGGGCAGTCGATACTACCCCCGGCGCCGTGGACGACTTCTTGGCCCATCTACAGGGTCAGGGCGTCAGCAGGGCGCGGGCTCAAATTCTGTTGAACGTCGCTCGACGGGCGGCCTCGGCAGGTGCAGCGCAGGCGACGGTGCCGCAGGCGCAAGGCAGGACTGAGCGCACCATAACCCTCACCGGGAGATAACCAATGGGTTTCTCGTTCGGGCAGAACAGCAGCAACCAGCTTGCAACGGTCGATCCGGCCCTGCAAGCGGTCTGCCGTCGCGCCATCCAGATTTCGCCGATCGACTTCTCTGTGTTGGAGGGGCGACGATCCATCACCCGCCAGCATGAGCTTTACGCGCAGGGCCGCGACGCGGCAGCGCTCCACAAGGCCGGCGTGTTCGACGTGCCCGCCAATCCAGGAAAGCCGATCGTCACATGGACCCTGAACAGCCGCCACTTCCCGGATCCGAAGACTGGCCTCGGCAACGCGGTGGATTTGTGCCCCTCACCGGTCGACTTCAACGATATGGCAAAGTATCGCCAGATCAGGGACGCGATGTACGAGGCGGCCAACTTGCTCGGCACCCCGGTTCGGTGGGGCGGTGACTGGGATGGCGACGGCGTTACCGAGAAGGGCGAAACCGACTTCGGTCACTTCGAGCTCAAGCGGTGAAGCTCCCCGTCGTAGTCTCGGCGGGGTTCTGGCGCAGCCTCTTCTTCTACCTCATGGCCTTGTCGGTTATGGTCTTGCTTATCTGGCAGCTTTGGCTCTTGGAGCCGCCGGAGAAGTGGTGCCCGGCGAAGCGGCTCGACATCTGTTTCACCGCGTATACCAAGAACCTCGAAATCCGCGACCACGCGATCATCGGCCTCATGGCCGTCCTCGCCGTGGTCGTGATCGGCTCCATGGTCATATCATACGGCCTAAGGGTCAGCGCCGACGGGCCCGGCGGAGTCCACGTTGACGTGCAGCAAGACAAAACCACGGTCACCACTCCGGCGGCAACGATGACCGTGCCCACCACGCCGCCAGCAGGAGCATAGCTATGGGGACCGCCATATTGGCGTTCTTCAGCATGATCGGGCGCGGCCTCGCCGCCGCGCTCGCATGGCTGAGCAAGAACCCCGCTATCATGATCACGTTGATCGTGGTGGTGGCCTTCGTGATGCTGCTCGTCAGCAAGAACCACGAGATCGCAGGTCTGAACGACCAAATCCACAACCCCAAGACCGGCTACGAGTTCCGGATACAGACCATTCGCGATGCGCTAACTACGGAGAGGAACAACACCGCCTCTCTCAAGACGGGTCTGGATGACGCGAATAACGCTCTTGGGCTGCTCCAGACCAAAGCCGATAACGCCAAGTCAGCCTACGATAAGATCATTGCCGGGCAGGCCGCTACCAACACTCGACTTGACGGCAAGCTCGCCAATATCCAGAACGCCAAGCCCGGCGCCGACAAGTGCGCCAGTGCCCTAGCGTTGATCAAGGGGTCCGTGCAATGAAGGCTTATCTGTTGCTTGCTCTGGCGCTGGGCGGCTGCGGTGCGAAGCACGTCGCCACTGCGCCCGAGCCTGTCGTGAAGACGGTCGAGGTCAAGGTGGCGCAGCCTGTGCCATGCGATGCCCTCGCCAGCATCGGCCCCGTGCCGAGCTACCCCGACACCGACGCGGCGCTTGCGGCAGCGCCCGACATCTTCGAGGAGACGAGGCTGTTGCTTTCGGGCCGCATCATGCGTATCAAGCGGGCCATGCAGTACGAGGCTGCGAAGACCGCGTGCGTATTCTAGGAGTTGCTTCTTATGCCTGACAATCTGATGATGGCGGTGAGCGCGCCCGAAGCGGTGCGGCAGGCTGAGCTTATCGTGCTAGGGCAGATGCGCGACCAGCTGAGCGCCATGACGAGCGAAATGGTCGCGCACCGCAAGGACATGAGTGAGGTGAAGGTGGACGTCGCCACCATCAAGGGCACCCTTGCCATGAACAGCGAGCTCAAAGAGAAGCTGGGTGAGCTCGAAGACGAAGTATCCGACCTGAAGTTGCGCAACGCAAAACAGGACGGAGCCGCCGCACTCTTTCAGTTCTTGAAAGATTACGGCGGCTGGCTGGCGGGGCTAGCTGGCCTCGCCTACGGTCTGTTCCTCCACCATTGAAGCGACGATGCCCTTGGCCTTCGTGTACCGGCCAAGGGCAACCGCCAAGCAGAACTCAGCCTCCTGCTCATCCAGCCCATTGGCCTCGGCGAAGCGCGACGTGAAGAAGCGAACACCTTCGATCTCCAGCTTGTTGAGGCTGGGGGCCTTGCCGATCTCGAGCGTCTTCACCATGAAGTGCAGACCCTTCTGCAGGTCCTGCAGCCCGTTCTTCTTGCGCCACCGCGCCACGTAGGCCGTGGCCCGCGCCGGGTGGTAGGGCAGGCGCACGTCCACCACCCAGTCCCAATGCTGATACTCGGCCGAGTAGTGGTTGCCGCCGACCTGCATTTCATTTGCACTGCTCAAATCACCAACTCCTTGAAGGCCTCGCGGGCACGGTTATAGACTTCGATGGCAGGTGAATGGCTCTCCTTTATAAGCAGGTCCGACACATAGCTGGCAAACGCATCGAAGCACGTTATGATCTGGCGGTTGCCCATGGAGAGCTCTTGCAAACAATAGAGCATCCCGTCGAGGCTGTCACACAGCTTGATGCGGTGCAACCACTCGACCGGCACGTCGGGCAGCGACAGACCGACCTCGGCTAGCACCTTATCCTCCATCTTGCCGAATGCCTCACGGAAAGACTCGGTGCCATAGACGACCCCGTCCCTGCCCACAAGAGTATAATTCGGCAACCGTCGCTTGGCGGGTGCGGGCATGTCGCCGACGATCCATTCAGCATCGTCGTGGCCGAGCGCGTACAGTATCGCCTCCTTGGGTGCGTCGGGCCACAGCAGCACCAGCAGCTTGGCGACGTTGCGTTCGTGGGAGCCGACCTGATCCTCCAGCAGGATGCGCCATCCGTGGTAGCGCCGAGTGTAGCCCGATGCCCTGATCCACTCGGCTTTCTCAAAGTAGTTCACAGGCCCTGCTCCTTTCGTGCGCGGGCGATCGCCCGACGTTCCATCCACTGCACCGACGCGAGCCGCCAGTCGTCGGCCCGAATGCGGCGCGCTGCCATCTCGGCCGCGTCGAGATCGCCGGCCTTGAACTCCTGCCACGATCGCAGCATGGGCAGCGCCACCCCGAACAGGAACGGTTCGGTGAATTCGACCGGCTCCTTGGTACCTTCGTGCAGCATATCGATGAAGAACGGCAACTCGCGATTGAACGCCGCGCAGTCCTGCACCAAGCGCATGGGGCGCAGCACCCGCGACGTGTAGTAGTCGTGGCTCTCGCAGTCGACGATGAGCTCCTTCATACGCTTCTCGTCGCCCACGACCTGCGTGTACAGGTGATAATTCCAGCTAACCTGCGTCAGCTTGCCGGGCTCGATGTCGAGGTGGGCCGCCATGTATTCCAGCAACATGCTGAAGTGCACGACGTTGGCGCCGTAGGCTCCCCAATAGATGTCGTTCGATCGGCACGACACCATCATGTGGAGTTGGTTGTTGTGAATACGGAAATAGCAGTGCGTGTTGCACGGCACGTCGGCCGACCCGTTCATGGCCGCCGCCAGATCACTGACACCGATCAGGATATCGTTGTCGCGGTCCCCACCGGGGTTCCACATAGCCAGCACGCAGCGCCGGCTGTTCGGGTTGCGACGAAGCTCGTCCACGATCATGGTGATCTGGTCATAGCCGAAGTAACTACGCCAACGATAGCCGTAGGCGGCCGGCTGCGTCAGCCCGCCGTCGTCGCTGTAGGTCGCCATCTGCTTGTTAAACTGCGTGATGAGCGGTAGCTCGTTGCAGCCCGCCAGCATCCACAGGCTCTCCATGACGTGGAAGAACGGGTTGGCGTTGCGCATGGGGCTGAACAGCACGCGGTTACGGATGTCGTCGTAGATAGTGGTGACCGGCATGTTGCTGACTAGCACCGGCCCGTTGCGGCTGTCCTCCTTGTCGCCGTTGTATCCGCCCAGCCACTTCAAGCCCTCCGGCAGGGCTTGGTTGACGTTCGATACGCGAATGCACCTCATGCTTCGTCCTCCTTGTGCGGCGTGTAGATTTGCTTGGGCCTGCCCTCGCCGAGCCGGGCACGCTCATACTTATCAAACTCGCAGAGGCAATTCTGCAAGTCTTGAGCCGTGATGTTCTTGATATGCCGGTCGTGCTTGATCAGCGGTAGCACTGAGTTACGCAGGATGCCAAGCTGCGTACGAAACACCTTCTCATCCCACGTGTTGTTGAGCGGCTGGTTCAGCACGCGGTTCAATCCACGGCGCGAACCGGGTCCGCTGGCGGCGAACGTATCGAAGTCGCGCCAGTTTTGACCGTTGGCGTATTTCCAGTCGGCTAGAACTTGCGCCGCCGTGAACGAGCCGACCGCGTAATGGCTCTGAAGCCATTCGTGCGCCACGGCGAGGCTGGCCTGTTTGGAATGGGTGAAACCCGTATCGCACGGGAAGCAAAGCCTGTTCTTCCAAAGCGGCGTAAGCACCTTGTCGATCAGGAAGTCCACCTTGTCGCCCGCGTTGCCTTGGGTGCCGATCATATAGGCCGCCCCATAGATCGTCAAGCCCTGCGCGCGGCGCTCCTTCAAAACACGGCGCACCTGTTCGGGCTTCCACGGCATCAGGTACTTCTCGATGGCCGCCATCGTATCGATCCTGTTGATCGCGCACCGAGCCACCGCGAACGGGAACCAGCCATGGAGCTCAGTACGCCAGCGGGCCAGCCAATTGTCGTGCAGCCACTTGGTCACGCGGTCGTCGTTCCGCAGCACGTTGCAGAACCGATAGGTATCGAGGATTTCGTCGGGCTCGGGCACCGCCGACACCTTGTGATCGTGGTGATATTTGCGTCGCGCCTCGCGGGCGAACATGAAGTCGACGAGTTCAGCCGTGCGCATGGTACATCTCCAATGCTTTCTTGAGGAGCTTCTTGGCGTCGGTGGCGGGCTGGCGGCCGGGCGAGTAGCCGAGGTTCAGAACCTCGCCGTTTATCGGATACTTGCCCGAGCGCACGCCCTCCTCCAGCCGCTCCATGATCGTATAGGTCATGCGCATGGTCTTCTCGGGGTCGAAGGGCGTCGGCTCCTTGCCCTTCTGCAAAGCCGCGAAGGCGCGGCGGGCGTTGACCCGCTCGACGCACTCGTCGAAGGGCGTGCCCATGAAGGCCCATAGGGTCTCGACATCGCGTAGCAACACCTTGTTCTTCATCAGCGTTTCGCCAATGTAGCCATAGGTCTTGCCAAATATCAGACCCTCGCCGAAGACGATACCTTCCTTACGCATGTTGTGCGCCCAAAGTTCCCGCACTATTTCTTTGTTGGGGAAAGCGTCCATGCCGCCGCACGCCGTTTCGTACCGGCCCATTACCCAGACGGGTACGAAGGGGTCCTCTCCCGGCACCTCGCCGCGATAGCCGGTTGGTTTGGCGTCGCCCTTACGGCGCGTGGGGAGCGCGCTGACCAGCTTGATAAGCTCGCGGGCTACGCTGGTCTTGCCGCTGCCGTTGCAGCCGCCGAGTTTGATGAATACGGTCATAGTACCTCCAGCAATTGGTGGCCGTGGCGGCTCGGTATCGCGGTAAGCTCGGCGCGGATGTTCTCCTTATCCATGCCGGGCATGTGCTTATTCGTCTTCCAGTCGTGCGAATAATAGCACAAGATCGTTTCGATCTCCTGCGGCCCCACCGGCTTGCCTGGAATGCCGGGCGCTTGGTGCTTCCAGTCATGCCGCATTAAGAAGTGCTGCATCTCGGCCCGGCCATCGCGCGGCTTGCTGATGGCGACGGCCTTATCCAACCCTTTGACGATCATGTCATTGGATAGTAGCTGGTCCCAGCCGAAATTGCTGAAGTCGATATACACGCCCCGGCACCGCTCGGCCATGTCGGCGATCTTCCATGCCGCCGTTGGTCCCCAACCGGGCCAGTGGGCGGCTACCTCGGCCGATGCGTCGGCGAAGTCGCCCTCCAGGCTAAACAGAGCCTTCTCGGCCGTGCGATAACGCGTCTGCAGGGCAGTTAGGCTATCGTGGGCCGCCTGCCCCCGGTAATAGCGCCTAGGACTGCCCCTCTTGGTCTGATCTACGGCGTGGTGCATGGCGGGCCAAAAGCCCTTGGCGCCGCGATCGACGATCTGCCCGGCGAGGCCCGCCAAGTCGAACGCCACGAAGGCGAGGATGTAGCGGGACACGCGCTCCATGGGCCACTCGGCCTTCCACAGGGCGTTATACAGGGGGTCGATATCCCCCATGGCGAGCTTCTTCTCGCCGAACTCGAATACCGTCATGCCAGAGGTGTCCATGACACTCTCCCTATGCTAGAGACACGAATAGCCCCGACCGAAGCCGGGGCTACCGTTGGGCGTTCGCCTGGAAGGGCGATTAGCCGATCTTGATATGGCCGTCGCGATCGGCGTAGCGCAGGTAGCCGAGATCGTGGTCGTCGGTGGCCTGCTCCTTGATCGCGCCGATCGTCTTGCCGTGGTTGGCCTTGAAGAGCTCGAACGTCGCATGGGCCTTGGTGCCCTCGCGGTACGGGTTGGCCTTCTTCTCGGTCAGCACCTGCACCTTGAGGCCGTCGCGCGCCGCGCTCGCCGCCGCCCGGTTCGCGTTGGCCTTCGCCAGCGCCTCGGGGTTGCCCTTCTTGGCCGGAGCGGCCTTCGCCGGCTTCTCGGCGGCCGGGGCCTTGTCGGGCTTCGCGCCGCCCTTGGGGGCCTTCGCCGGCTTCTCGTTCTTCGCGGGGGCGGTCTTGCCCTTGCCCGCCAGCTTTTCGCTCGCCATCGATATTTCCTTCTTCGTCAGAGCCCCGAGCTCAAGGAACAGGCGAACGGCCTCGGGGGTGCCGCCGTGCGCCAACAGAGATACCTTTATGGACTCCAAAATAGAATGTAAAGGTGTTTTTGACTGCTGCCAAAGCGGCCAAACCCCTCCGGGCAGGGCCTGCTCCATTATGATGCCGTCCGTAACACCGTAGCCGATACCGGGCATAACGAGGGGCCGGCGCAGCACGCGGACGGCGTGGAAGCTTTCATGCACGACCAAAACCTCCTCGTTAACCGGCTGGTGCACCGAGCGCAGCACGTAGGGCTTGAACTTAGCGCCCACGGCGGGCCCCCATCGCTTCGAGGAACGCAAGCTGGCCGCGCGACTTGTGCTTCTGGGCCCACCGCACATCCTCGTCCGTCGTATCCTTGGCGACGAAGTGGTGGTTGAACACCCGCTTGCTCTTGTTGCCCTGCCGCAGGATGCGCTTTATAAACTGCTCGTAGAGCTCGAAGTCCCAGAACATGCTGAACCATCCAACGTGTTGCGCGTCGCAGCCTTGCAGGTTCAGTCCGTGGCCCATGCTCGCGGGGTGCCCAAGTAGCAGAGGTATATCCCCGTTATTCCAGTCTTGCTCGATTTGTTGAGCGCGCTTAGCATTAACGCCCGCACCGATGTAGGGCACGTCCGCAAATCGGTCGCGCAGTCGATCAAGATCGTGGTTGAACTCGTATGCCAGCAACAAAGGCTGGCCCTGGAGTTCTTCAATAAGCTCTTCAACGGCATTGAGCTTCTCCTCATGTAGCTCAAGCACCGTGCGCTTCTTGCCGAATGCCTTGCTCGCCATGTCGTCGTCTACGTAGACCTGCCCGTTGGCGATCTGTCGTAGCTTGATGCCTACGGCGGCGGCGTTGGCCGTGGTTATCTCCTTGGCCCCCATCTTCGCCCACAGGTATCCCTCAAGGTCGTCGTACAGCTTGCGTACCTTGGCCGGCAACTCAACTTCGTGGAACAGGTCTACCTGCTGCGGCAGGTCTAGATAGTCGGCCGCGTTGGCGCGCAGCGCGAGGTTCTTCACCTTCGCATAAATCTTGTCGGCCGCGCCGCTCTGCAGCACCCACTTCCAGCCCTGCCCATCGGGATTTATGAAATACTGCATGCGGTAGTGCGTGATGTACTTACCTAGGGCGTTGCCCAAGTCGAGCACGTACATCTGTCCGAATAAATCCAACAGACCGTTTGGGACCGGGGTGCCGGTGAGGCCCCAGCGCCGACTAAAGGAACCGAGCACTTGCTTGAGTACCTTGAAACGAACGCCCTTAGTGTGCTTGAACTTGGTGAGCTCATCGATAACGAGCGTGTCGCACTGTAGTGCCTTCCATCGCTTGCTATCCACGACAGTTCCACGTTGTGAGCCGGTGATAAGCCACTGGAGTCCTTCAGGGTTGATGACCAGCACGTCGTAATCAGCAGCGCTAGCCAAAACCTTATCTTTATTCTTGCCATGTAACAGGCCTACCTTGAGGTGGTTGAAGTCGGCCCACTTCTGCGCCTCGGCGGGCCACACCAGCTGAGCGACGCGCAGCGGGGCCACCACCAACATGCGCCGGGCCACCTTGCGCTTGCGCAAGAACTCGAACGCCCCGTAGGTCGTGCTGGTCTTACCTAGGCCGGGGTCGAACAGCAGGGCGGCGGCGCCGTGTTCGACTAGAAACTTCAGGCCGCACTTCTATGGCAGGTGCGGTTGCCAACGCTCGATCGATGGCTTCTTTCGCAGCGGCGAGGCTGTCGCAGGTTTCGACTTCATAACCAAGTGCCCTTAGCAAATTGTGGACGTAAACCTGACGAGGCTCAGGTTCGTAGCCCACCTCCTTAAACTCGATGAGCAGTATACGCCCGCCCGGTATGAAAAACAAGCGATCGGGCCAGCCGGTTTCGCCGCCGGGGTGGAGGAGCTTGACGTTGGGTACGCCCCGCTCCTCCAAGGCCCACTTACAGGCTTTCCGTTCGTGGACCTTTTCCCGCCGCATTATTCTACCGGAGCCTCGCTGACGGCCGTGGTGGCTTTGGCGTGGAACGCATTGAACAGATCATGCAGTTCCTTGATCACCTCGGCCGGGATGTTCTCCAGGTCGTCGATGAACTCGCGCACGACGGTACGCACGTCGCCCAGCGCTTGGTTGGCCCGCGTCTTGGCTTCGAGGGCGTCCTGCGCGGGCGCCTCCTTGCCGATCTGTGCGCCGGCCTCGGTCTTGTGGTCGTTGGTTTCCATGTTACCAGCTTCCTGTGATGTGCTGCAGGATTGCAGTCATGTGGGCCGCTTGAGACTTGGCGTCGTCGAGCGCGTTGTGGTGCGTGCCCGTGCGCGCCATCTTGGGAAGCTCCGGCCCACCGAAAAGCTCCCCGAGATTCTTGATCGTGCGATAGCAGCGGTTGCCCCAAGGGAAAGGGAAGTCGATCGTGGGGTAGACGGCTAGCCACGCCGACTGCACAATCGGGCTGTCGAAATCGGCGCCGTTGCCCCAGATGCGCACCTTGCTCTTGAGGTGACCAGAGGCGGCCATGGCGAAGTCATGGAACTCGCGCAGCACGTCGCTGATATGGTGGCCCTCGTTTGCCTCGGAGGCCTCCAGCGCCTTGCGGGCCTCGGGCGACTGCTTCTTCCACCATGCCATCGTGCTGGGTACGTCGAACAGCATGGCCTGCTCGTTGCTGGCGTGGTTGACGATGCGGTAGAACTCATCGCCCAGCGCGCCCGTATGGGGGTCCCATACGACGGCGCCGAAGCTGACGATCCCGCAGCCCGCGACGTTGCCGCGTGTCTCAAGATCGATCATGATATGGGTGAGCTTGCTCACGACTTCACCTCCTTGTCGGCGCGGGCCGCAGCCTCGGCGTCCGTGTATCCACCCTTATAGCGGGCGTCGAGCTTCGCCATGTTGGCCGCGATCACCTCGGGCCGGGCGATACTGAGCGCCTGCCGCAGGCCCTCCATAAAGAACTCGATATCGCCGAGCTCCTCGATGACGTTGGCCCGGTCGAGCGGCTTGTCGTAGATGACCCAACGCTTGATAGCGTCGAGCAGTTCCCCGGCGTCGCTCGAAACGCCGATTGCCATATGCATGGCGTCGGCCTTCGAAGCCGTCATAGCCTCGGCGATAGCTCCGCCCGGCTTCTTCTTGCGGGCCACGAAGAATGCGTAGTCTTCCATAGTTACCTCCTTAAAAACTGTTTGAACAATCGCAGGTGTACGCCTGCGCGCCGCACTTAGCGCATAGTAGCCGTGCGAGCCTCTTTAGAAGCGGCATGGCCCACCGTTCGAGGCACGGAAGTGGCACCACCGGCACCGATCGTTCGGCGTCGGAGCGAACTTGCGATCGTTGAACATGGGCGTCGTCTTGCGCTCCCAGTCCTTCTGTATGCGGCCCGCGTCGCTGCGCGTGTAGACTCGCTGCACCTCGTTGTCGTCTGGCTTGGCGTCGGTATACCACAGGCGGGTATCTACCTCCACGACATTGGGGTAGCGCATGAAGCCGGCGAGGGCGAAGAGCTCGACCTGCTCTTCGTTGGTATCGTACTTCTTGCCCGACTTCCAATCGACGAGCAGCATCGTGTCGTCATCGTAGACGACGTGCGCGTCGGCCTTGGCGCGCAGCCATACGTCCGACCCGAACCAGCCCGCGCGGCCGATCCACGTCCATTCGCGGGTGAAGCCCCAAGCCACCTCGACGATCGCATCTTGGCCGCGCAGATAGTCGGCCTCGCGCTGCACGCCCACAAGCTCGGGCGGCAGGGCCACCTTGACCTTGGGGTCGATCTGCACGTAGTTCTCGGCTACGTGGTGAATGTCGTTGCCGCGCTGCATGGCGGG